CTCTTTTGTCGGACATTCGCGATGCTTGCTTCTTTTCCTGGGTTGTTGTCGTATCGGCTTTTCATAATTTAATTCCTTTTCTTTGACATCATTTGGATGGCTGAACCATTCATTTGTTGCTAAAAATTTTGCTGCATCCTCTTCTTCCATGACTTGCATTGGCAGAATTTTGTGATAGATGCAGTATAGTGCCATATTTAATCCTATTTATTCTTACGACAACAATTTAACAGCATATTGTGGATGCCATTTAAAGCCACACAAAATATCTAGTCGCATCAAGTTTTGGTAGGCTTGAATATCACCTGTTTGGGTTACCGCAAGCGATAATCCAGTTTCAGGATCAATCGCAACACTTGAGTACGGAACCTGTAATTTATATAAAGGCGGACAAACAATATCCAATCCTCTAGAAGGATAGGCCACATTAACATTATAAGCAGGAACCACAGTTACAGCTGCGCCACTTGGAACTGCATTAGTCACATTTTGCAATGGACTTGAAGTGCTGCTAACAATACTCGGCGCAACCGTAATTGTTACTGCGCCACCACCAGAAGAATTAGCAGCTGCTGTGATAACAAACTGCATATTTTGACCAGTTGATTGTCTGCCCAAAGGATTAACACTTTGAACCCCAGCAATACTGATTAAATCACCAGGTAAAAAGTAATTTGTCACTGTAGCGGTTGCGCCAGCTAAAATTATCGTATTACCAGAGGAGACAGCTCCATTTACTGTGAGAGTATCAGCAGGATGTAAAGTGGGACCAGCGCCAGCAGTATGTCTTACAATATTTTGAGATTGAAACACGTCAAAATAGGATAAATGTCCTATTGCAGATTGGCGGACAATTTCTTCGTTAAATACTGGAGTGAAATTATTTTGCAGCCCTTGTTTTAAAGCAGACCCATCACGTACTGTCATCGCTAAATAGGCATCAGATTGAATGTTAACACCGGCCTCTAAAAGCTTCGCGCCGGCGAGATCGACCGAACCAAAAGAGTTGATGGGGCTTCCCGCGCTTCCTGAGAATAAATACAAATCTTGCTCAGCAGCAGTACAAATATCCATTTCCATTTGAGAAATGATATTTTGAATAGCTGGTTGAATGAACATTCGTGAGAAATCTTCGATTCTTAAAGATAAATCCTGCACAGTATAAGCAATCAAAGCATGATATTGATGTGCTACCGTAATGTTCTCGACTGTTTCGATAATACTTTGCGGAACAGCAGTAGAGCCGTCACCAATAATAAAGTTGTTTTGACGTCTTACTTGTAAAGTGTCACCAATTTTATAACCTGAGTTATTAAAGTCATCCTGGTAAATTCTTGAACCAGTCATAACAAATGGTGCATTATTTGCAAACATTGCAAGTGCGGTGTTACTAACTAACTGCGTAGTGATAAATTGATTAGGCATCCGAGCCGCCTCCATCCATGGTTAGACATTCGGACTTTAGTTAAACTGACCAATTGTTGATGTTGGATCGTTTACTTCCAGCCCGCTCTCATCCTTCGCCTTAAATCACTTATAGGCGTTTTTTCATTCACTGCATTAGAGGTATTAACAACAGGATTTGACTTGATATTTCCCAATGAAGGGGAAGATAAAGAATTTTTAGATTCTTTATCATGAGCCATTGCCTGCGATAATTTAACCATTTCTGATGCTTGATCGATTGGGTGGAGTCGTGCAATTCTGGATAGTTCGTCTGGATTTTTGCCTAGTTTGTAGAACACTTCGCCTGCGGCACCGGGACCTACTTTAGGTAAGAAAAGAGCTGCATCACGCATGTGAGAAGTAAAAGGAGTACTATTACCACGCACTACATCATCAAAGTCATCATATTTATCAGCGGTTTGATATATGTTGCTTGCTTTCTGCGTCTCTTGCTTGTCGCTCAGCCATATCCCTTCGACTAAGCGCTTCGCTCACTGCCTGGTGTACTACGTCATTAATTCCAACTCCTGGAGGCTGCATCCCCATTTGTTGAGAATAATTGTTCATTGGCATTTGTGGTTGTTGAGGAGGTTGCCCTTGTGGGGGCTGTTGGCCATTACCCATAGATTGCATATCATTCATCCTTTGATGCAGTTCACGAATTTCCCTTTCGTGCGCCCTCTTTTGTTGCTTTAAACGCTTTTGCACATAAAGAGGATCTTGAGTTTGACTTCCTGGTTCTGCCTCTGATTCTTGAGGCTGACCTTCACCAACATTCTCTAAACCATCACTTGCCTGACCATCCTGGCCTTCATCCTGAACATCCATATGACTAACTCCACTCGGCAGATTCTTTGCCCCGCTAGTAAGGCTTGCGTAGCCCCATGGCATCCTGCCATGTAATCTTAAATATACGCCTCAAATAGGATAAAAATAGGGCTATATATACCCTTTGTTAAATTTCATGTTGTTACATGTAGTATGTAATATAATGTTATTTGTGTTTGAATTAAGTGAATTTTTATACAATCACTAACCACCGATAATGACACTTATCGGTGGTTAGTAAAATAAATACAATATATTATTTCATGTTATCTTTAGATATAATGCATTATCAAAACCTAGCTCGACGGAGCGAAAAGTAGTTTCAGCAACTACCTGGTTTTGTTATTTATTGCTGATAACACTAGCTGAGGTGGTTATGTATGAAATTGTTAAGATTTGTGAAAAACATGGAAATTTATTTACAAATGATGCCTACAAAGAAAACAGAAAAAATGGTTTATATTTAAGATGTAAGAATTGCGCAAAAGAAAATATTGAAAAATTCAAAATAAAACATCCTGGAAGAAACAATGAATCAGGGAGAAGATCCAGGAATAAACATTATGAAAAATTAAGATGGGTAACAATAAAAAAGAAATTTGGAATTTCTAAAGATGATTATGAAAAATTATCAATTATACAAAATCATTTATGTGCTATATGTTTCAAACCAGAGAAAGCAAAAGATAGGAAAGGAAGAGGTGTTTCTAAATTCTTATGCGTTGATCATTCTCATATAACAAAAAAAATTAGAGGACTATTATATAGAAATTGCAATGCAGGAATTGGCAATCTATATGACTCAATTGAATACCTAGAATCTGCAATTAAATATTTAAAGACTTCTAAGTAGAAGTCTTATTTTCTTTTGTATGATGTTTATGTAAATCAGCTACGATTTTAGCCAATTCAACCGATGTATCAGAATGATGCTTATGTTTATCAAAATCATGATCTATTCTCGATCTTTCAACATCAGCCTGATGGTTGTAAACATCCAACTGACTATCTAACTGCATCTTGTGAGCCTTTAATTGTAATTCAACTTTATCTAACTCGTTTTGCTCTTGTTCCAACTGTAACTTTTGAGCCTTTATTTGAATTTCAGCTTGTTTGTTTTTTAATTCAGCTTGAGCCATTTGCATTTGCATTGCCATGGCTTGTTGCTGTGGATCTGGTTGAGGAGGTGGTGCTGGCTCACCTTTTTCTTTGGCTATTATTTGGGGTGGTACCAAAGATTGAAAACGATCAGCTATTTGAGGCATGAATTGAACATCTAAATTCTTAGCCCACAGATCAGCTATCAATGGAAATGCTTGAGGATATGCTTGCAATGTTTGTTGTAAAAACTCTAATGCAATATCTTTTTGCACTGAGAAACTTGGTCCAGTATCAATTTCAACATCAAAATCACCATGATCCAATGTGTTAATTATCTGCCCATCTTTATCTTTTTTGTTGAAAATAACCGTCTTATTGGTATTATCTTGCTTAGATAGCACCATATGACGTTCATCATCACCAACAACATATGGCAGCAAATCATTAACAACACGCCCACCTTGAGCTACAGCTTGATTGAGGTTATCAAAGAAAACATATGCTGACATCGAACCTTCTAGCTTCCGTTCTCTTCGAGCTTTACCAGAAACATCCCGACCTTGCAGAGCTTCTGATTCTGAAAATCCTAGTATCTCATTTATATCTTGCGTTGCTCTTTGAGCATTGGCCATCAATGCAGGAGACAAATCCCAGGGTTGCTGTTTCTGAGGCATTGATCCCGTCTTAGGATCCGGTTTAGCTCGTAAAATCCCCATCTGTATTTCAGGATTTCGCCAGTCTTGTTCATAACCAATAATATTATCTGGAGTTCCCAACCATTGCTCACGGCGACGGTTCTTAATCTCAGCCGCAATTTCTGAATTAAAGTAGTTAACACACTTTTGCGCATCACGAGCCTCATGTATGAATGATTTAGTATATTGACGACCTTCTATATAATTACTATCACCATCTACAAATGGGATTGGTAATTGACGAGACGGCCACTCTGAGAAATCTATAATCTGATCTCGCAACATACGGTAATGCATTACTTTATAATCTTGAGTTTGACGCTCATTTACAATACGAGGTGCATCACGTTTAATAATATCACCAACAATAGCACCTTCTGTGATCTCTTTATTATCTTCGAAGCGTTTTTCACGCTCCTTCCATTCCTCCTCTGTTACGACTGATCCATCAGATAACTTGTATATGACAATGGGATACCATTCCTTAACATAATGATCACAAACCACAACGGTATCTCGAGTAGTCCACTGAAAATCCAACATCATATAAGGATCAACAAAGGAAATAGGATTTGTTATACAGGGAAATGTTGCGAAAAACTCGTCACGAGTGAAAACAAATCGCCTAGAACAATAATTACCATCGCCTTTATGTGGCTTTAATGCTGTTGGATCCCATGAACAAGTAGTTGGATCATTAACTAATCCATAACGAATCACTTTATTAAAACTACGAGGCGATTCATAATCCAACATTATATGAAAAGCACCAAAACCTAACATGAGGGCGTTTTTGAATGCAGTTTGATAAACGAGATCGTTTTGAGACTGATAAGATATGGTTCTTACTAGATCTGCCCTTAGGTCAATTTGTTCTTGAGTTGCCTTACCGGTTAGAGACCTTACAATTAAGTCCGGCTTATTTTTTCTTTGTTCACCTACGACTTTTTTGGTTGCATCATAAAGTTTATTGAATGTCATTGCCGGTTTAAACAATCGAGTAAACTCTGACCTTTCTAACGCTGTCCATTGATCCCTTATGACAAAGTTAACATCATCTTTGCCACGAGTAATGTTTTCATTGAAGTAGGAATTCCATGTATTTAAACTTTCACCAGCATTGGTTAATACTTTCTGCTCATCAATGCCAGCTTGATTTAATCGATGGATACGTCTCTCTTCCATCTCATTGATTTGATCTGATGAGAAATTCTCAACGTTAACATCATCTTCTTTACGTTCCATATAATTTCACATCCTTGTGAAATTAGAGATTTATCTCTAATGAGAAAATATTATACCATTAAGGATAATTTCCATCCTTAATACATTGAATATATTTGCACAATTTATCTGTTCTACCTATCGATATCATGGCTATTGGTGCTACATTTCCTAACACTATATGCTTGGTACAAAACCATATTAAGGTTTGTTCATAGTTTCCTTCATGGCAATCTAGAATATATTTAAAGGCTTTTTTTAAGGTCACAAGTTACCCTTTTTCCACATTTTTTGCAGTCCCACCAAAAAATTAGCCATTGAGGGCAATTATTTGATTGCGCTTCCCCGCTATAATCACACCCTGTTAACCAACATCTAATTCTTTTAATTACCATATAAAGAAGTCTCTTTTAAATGGCATTGTAACATCTATACATTCAAACCATTTTTCAATTATCATGCTTTTATAATAGTATCTTCTATATGACGCCCATGACTTTGATGTTTTATTTTTAATATTTTTAATTAATCCCATACTACTCCTTTTCGTTCACAACAGGCGCAGTACTTATGTTGCAAACCATATTGTTCTAACCATTCTCCCTTACCATCACATACAGGACATTTATGAGGTTTCCTACATGGACTTGCTAATGCATTTATTACTTCAACTTTTGTAAATAATTCATCTATCTTCTTATCTACATATCCAACCTTCACTTTCAATCGATCTATTTCAGAAAAGATTGCCTGACGATCTAATACTTCTCTTCCGCACAACTCTTGAAATCTCTGTTCTAATTTTTCTATTTTTTTATCTAATTCATCACATCCGTTCCATAATTTTTGCTCATTACCGTTAATTATTGAAAGCTCTTTAAATAAATAATTAATTCTATGATGTAGTAACTCAGGTTCATATTTATTTTTCTCATATCTTTCTTCCATCTTTTTTAAGAACTCTTCTTCCAATTTAGTCATTTTTTTCTTCCAATTTCTCTATTTTTTTCTCTAACTTAAACACCAACTCAGTTAACAAATGCAATCTTGTCATCAAAGGTGACATATTTTCATCTTCATATTGACACCAAGCACAACCAATTTCTATAGGCACACCATGATTACATAAACCCAATGTTTCATATGTGTCTGATGGAAAACAACCTGTCATATAACACCTTGCTTCACTCTAAAATATAACTCTTCATTTTTTAACTCAGACTTATGATGATCTAATCCTGAGAAACTTTTCTTTTCTTTATCCGTCTCAATACCCGGTACTAACTCTTTAATCTTGGTGAACTCAACGTATTTATCCATATTTAAATCCATTTTTTTGACTACCATCTTGGTCATAAATATCTTCATACACAAATCTTTTATGTTTATGTTCTTCACATAATAAATAACAATTTGAAACAAATAAATGTGATGGACATATAAAATAATGCATATATTGCAAGGAACATGGTTTCCCACATTCTAAACAATCTAATTTTTCTAAATCCATTATGGCAATACAGTTAATGTCACAACACCACTTGCACCAATAACCGGCTTATAAATCTGATGCCCATCTGACGCCGCAACAAAGATAAAATCGCTTGGCAAAATACTAAAACCCTGGCTTTGCATGTAGGGATTTAGGAATCCAGCTGTGGCTACTTGAGCCAATGTATTAGTTGTATTTAAATGGCCAAATCGTGGATTCAATTGCTGACCTGTGAAATCTATTCTAAACTCTGTAATTGACATGGTGGCGCTCCTTTATCCATAAAATTTAAACATTTATTAACTGAAGTTTCTACAACTTTGAGAATATCTATTATAAATTGACTAC